GGTCGTGATTCAGAAATGGCATACCAATTATCACTCAACTCAAAAGCACTCAAGAAAGACATGGAATTAGCCTTAACAGGCAACGTAGCAAAAGCTGTAGGTAACGCTTCTACTGCTCGTAAATCCGGTGGTCTTGAGACATGGCTTATCACGAACACTTCAAGAGGTGGTGGTTCTCCAGCAGGTGCTAACCCTTCTGCAAACTCTGGTTCAACTGCAACTGACGCAGGAACAAAACGTGCCTTAACAGAAGCACTTTTGAAGACTGTGATTCAGTCAGTTTACACTCAGGGTGGTGATCCAACGACTGTCATGGTCGGCCCTGTTAATAAAGGGAAAATCTCTGGTTTTGACGGACGTTCAAGTGCAAGACAAATGATTGCAAAAGATGCAATTCAAGGTGGAGCGCATTTGTATAGTTCTGACTTTGGGGAATTGAAGATCATTCCTTCAAGGATTTCCAGAGAACAGTCCTGTTTCGTTCTTGATCCTGAGTTCTGGAAAGTTGCTTATTTCCGTGATTTCAAACAGGAAGAAGTAGCCAAAACAGGTGACGCAATCAAACGTGCGCTTTTAGTTGAGTTCAGTCTCATCTCAGCTAATGAGAAGGCTTCAGGGATCGTTGCGGATTGTACCATAACATAATTTATGGCACTTTTACCTTCTAAAAAAAGGTTATTGTCGAGGTCGCAGGGGAAGGAAGAAATCTTCTCCTACGACCAACACGATAAGACCTTTACGATAGAACACAAAGAGGATGTCCAACCTCTAATTGAGATTGCAAAGGATATGTCTGACTTGCAACCTTCAAAAGATTGGAAACTTTCTGCTGTAATACCTCAATTCGTATTAGACCAGAGTTTGCGTGAGAATTGGTCAAAAAAGGATTGGAAAAAATGGGCTAATAATCACGATAACAAGGCATTCAGGGTGTGGAAGGGTAGACTTTAGATGGCACTAGGAACATACACTGAACTACAAGCATCAGTAGCAGACTTCTTAAACAGGTCTGACTTAACTTCTGTGATACCTGACTTTATCACAATGTGTGAAGCAGATATTAACAGGAACTTGAGGGTACATGATATGGTTATGAGGACTCGTGCGCCAATCAATAGTCAGTACGTTAAGTTGCCACCAGATTTTTTAGGTATGAGGAATATTGACCTATTGACTGACCCTGTTACTCCAATGTCTTACAAAAATCTGCAAAATCTGGATATTCATAGAGCAGGTGATCCAACTGGTAAACCTCTGTATTATTCAGTGATGAAAGACAATCTGGAGTTTGCACCTGTACCAGATGGAGAGTACACAGTTGAAATTGTGTACTACCGGAAGATACCTGCACTTTCAGCAGATAACGCAACTAACTGGTTGCTCGATGAACACCCAGACGCATATTTGTATGGTTCTTTACAGCACTCTGCTCCTTATTTACAAGCAGATGATCGTATAGGGTTATGGGCTGGAAAATACAACCAGATTTTAGAACAAATTAAAAAATCGGATGAGCAAGCCAAATTCTCTGGTTCTACTCCATCCATATCATTTACACCATTTGGATAAAATATCATGGCAGGACTAACGAATTATCTTGAAGACAAAATTTGGAATCATGTGTTTGGTTCGACAACATATACCAAGCCTACTAACTGGTATGTTGGATTACTGACTGCAACTCCTTCTGATTCCGCTTCTGGCACAGAGGTTTCTGGTGGCTCATACGCAAGGCAGGTTTGTGCATTCACAATAACTGGAGCAGGAACTGCCGAAGCGAAGAATACGAGTGCTATTACTTTCCCAACTGCCACTGCGGACTGGGGGATAATCGGTTGGGTCGGCATTTATGACGCATTAACATCTGGGAATTTAGTTGCATACCAAAATCTCCAAAAATCGGACTTCTCAACTTCTACGACCAAGACTGTAAACGATGGAGATATTTTTAAGTTCAATGCTTCAACGATTAAGATACAACTCGACTGATGATTGGATTTGGTTCTGAAATATTCTCTCAGGGTACGTTTGGTAAGGGAGTTATGCAAGGTCACCTTGACGCAACTTCTACTGTTAAGACTTTTGGAGTAGCTGAGTGGGAAGCAACGAATACTCAAATAAATTCAACTGGTGTCTTAAAACCATTTGGCGGATTAATCAAAGGTGGAACAACATATATCGAAACTATTACCTCAATGCAGTCTTATCCAAACTTTACATGGGCTGGATTTGATATTGCTTCAGAAACAGCAACAGTCTCAACTTATGGTTATATTGCATGGGACGGACAATTGATACCAGACGCAACTTGGACAACACAAATAATAGACTAATATGGCGCAAACAACTGATTTTGCAGTAGAAAAACCTACTGTCGGTGGATACCGGAATACTTGGGGTGGTACGATCAATACTGGACTCGATAAATTGACAGAATTGTTGGCTCTCGCACTACCAGTTGGTTCAATCCAGATGTATCCAAAGTCCACTGCTCCAACTGCAACCTCTAATGGGGGAACTTGGTTAGTCTGTAATGGTGCTACTTTGGTACAAAGCAATTATCCAGATTTATTTTCTGTCATAGGAGTCACATACGGAAATGGAGGTAATGCTTCAACGCACTTCAATCTTCCAGACTTACGCTCCAGAGTGCCAGTTGGTTATAATGTAGACACAATATCTGGACGCTCGACTAGAGCAATCGCAGTAGGTTCAGGTGCAGAAACTCACACTCTCGCAAATACAGAGATTCCGAAACATACTCACCCTGTCACAGACGCAGGTCATGTCCATCCAATTGCAGATCAAACGCATACGCATACCGGATCAAATTCTGGAGGGACTAGCAATGCTACCTTATCAATTACTGACCCAAAACATAGTCATACATTCATGACATACACGGAATGGTCATCTGGGAGTGGGTATGGGGTTGCATTTGATAATGGCCCTGAGCATGGGAATGTTGCAACATCGTCTGAAGCAACAGGAATTACAATTGCTGACCACAATCACTCGTTCACAACAACTGCAAACTCAGCAAATATTTCCACGACTCAAACAAATCCTTCTGGTCGCATCACAACAACGAACAACCAAGCAGATGGAGATGGTGCGCACAATATAATGCAACCTTATTTGGTGGTAAATTACATAATCTTAGCAAAACATCCAACATTTAGCTGATTTATGAGTACGATAACATACATTGTAAAAGTCGCATCTGGAAAGTTCACGATTGATGATGCTGTAGCACCGAAATTAACATTTCGTGATGGAGATACATATATATTTGACCAGAGTGATAATTCAAACTCTGGTCACATTCTTCAATTTTCAGCGACTTCAAATAATAGCGGATCGAGTGAGTACACTACCGGAGTCACAAAGACAGGAACTGCTGGACAAGCAGGAGCAAAGACCACCATAGTAACGAGTTCTTCAACAACAGACACCTTGTACTACTACTCCTCTGGTGGTGGAGATCATGGCAGAGAATTTTCTAATTCAGGCTTCAACACTTCTGCAAACTACAATGTATTAAAACCGATTGTCGGATCATCCTCAACTGCTGAGAAGTGGGGAGCAATGGTCAACCATGCAATCGACCAGATCGATCTCCAAGCAAAAGACAATCGTGATTACACAGACCAACACGCTTTTCAGGGAGAGCCACACATAATTCCAGACACTCTATATCCTGCTGTTGCTGGTAATGACTTAGATGGTACTGACATTGACACAAGTCATGGTTCTACTTATACCTATGGTACTACTCATGCTGACGGAAGGATGTACTACTACACAGACCTCAAAGGAAGCAAGCCCATCAAAGACCCTAGAATTGGCGCACACTTTGGGAGTCAGAGACATAAGTTTAAGTCATTGCAAAAACTAGAACAAGAGACTGCTACTCATGGGAAAGATACTTATTCAATAGATGGTAGAGAGTGGGTGCGATTAAATGCAACCTATAACGCTGGTTTACATTGGAATACATCATGGGGTAATTTCCTTGAAATGCAAACTGCTAATGATTTTATAGAAATAACTGGATATTTTAATGATGTAAATGTGCTTCTATTAACATACACAAATTTACGCTATTTTACTTGGTCATTAGATGGCGGATCGTCTACTGTTGTTACTAATGGACGGACAACTGTTTCAACTCCTTTAGGTGGCAGATATGTAGATACTGGGTCATTGCATAATATAGGACTAGGGGCAACTCTTGGAATTCATACTCTGAAAATACTTAATAATGATGCTAGTAATGTAGGACAAGGGTTTCATTGTTGGGGCATAGAACTAATAGCCCAAGATACCACATCAACTGCAAACAAATCAAAAATCCAGATTCCAGCACAGAATGTAGTTTCCTACGGAAAGAAGTTTGCTATTCCAGCAACGGCACAACATTATGATCCGTTTAATGGGTTTACTAATGAAACAGATAACCATAACACATATATTGATTATGCTACCTCATTAGGAACAGATGGGTGGAAAAACAGTTCTAATTACTATCGGCCTTACAATGGCGGAAGAGTAGTTAAGTGGGTTGATTCATCTGGAACGATTAAAACCTCTGTGAACATGATGCCACCTAATGCAAAATCAATAAAAAATGCAGATATTAGTAAGAAAGCAAATGCTTCTGTTGCTAATGATACATACTTACCAACTTTTGAATCTGGAGCAATAGACCACTCACTTGCAGAAGTTGCAAAGACCTTTAATTTTAGGGAGTTTGGAAATGGTTCTGCAAATGGTAA